CAATTATGTAGTGCAAAATGCGCGAAATGCAGTTTACAAGGCTGCACGAAAGTACGATGCGCTAGATATGGGTGACAATCGTAGTGAAATGGAGAACTTCATCAAGGAAGAAATTGTTCGTAATTTGACCGAAGAAAAGCTTGATGGTAGTATTGCTATCAGTCAGGTTCTGATTCGTAACGTTGTTCCTGCTGATTCGGTTGTAGCAAGTGCTAATGATCTGGTTCGTGCTAAGAATGAACTTAAGCAAAAGGAAGTTGAAGTCAAGACCGCCGAAGCTGAGGCTCGCCGTATGGCAGCACTGGCTAATAACAGTCAGAGTTCTATTGCTTTCATGCAAGCCCAGGCCACTTTGAATATTAGTGAAGCAGTAAAAGCGGGAAAAGTTCAGACCATTATCATCCCAAGTAATCTGACTATGCTAGGGAATATTTCTAAGTAATTTTCTGCGTCTAGCTTCTTTGCTAGCCGCAGTAACATAAGTCCATTCGGACATAGGTTTTCCTGTAGACTTACATTCATCTAGAATTTCTACAGGCAATCTATGTCCTTTTCCGTCTTTATCTATTAGAGTTATTATATTTTTACCAAGAAAATTATGATTTCCTTGCTCAACACGAATTTGATTATTTTTTCTAGCTGTTTCTTTATTTAAAAAATTGTGTGTTCCATTTTCAACTCGTTGTTGATTTATTTTTTTAGAAAGTTCAGATAATTCATCTTTATTCATAGTTTGAAAATTTAATTTTTTCTGTTCTGCCATTTTTTTAGCTACATTCATGTTATCTCTTGTTAAGAATGGATGAGAGCCATTCTCTGTTTTTTTGAGATTATTTGCAGTTGCGGCAATTGATAGTTTTTTTATTGTTTTCTCTTCAAAAATTCTACCAGACGTTCCCTCACCACCGTCTGTTTTATTTCGTAATATCCCTGTATTTAAATCTTTTCTGCCGTACCATTTAATATATCTACGTTCAAGGGCTATTGCACCTATTTCAGTTAGGTTTTTTTCTAGAAAAACTATTTTGGTTAAATCTTTTGGTATTTTAACTGAGTGTTTAGCAAGATAACGTTTTTCTTTACCTTTGCCAATATAATACGGAGTCCCATCTTTTCTTAAATAGGCGTAAACATAATAAATATTCATGCTGATAGTTCCTTTTCAACTGTTAGAGCGGGTGGATGTTGGTAGCATCGCGACCTGCACTTTTATTTATCAAAAATATTATTTTTAGATTCAGACAATCATTATTCCCAGCAACCTAACTATGCTAGGTAGTGTAAAGTAATAACTAACAAAACATTTACAGAAAGGTCCTTTAGGGACCTTTCGCCATTTAGATAAATATCTAAATGCACCTTATAGATATATTTGAAGCCAGAAAAAACCCTGATCTTAATCCTAAAGTATCAGTAAATCAGTACATTGATCAGGCAATGGCCTCAGCAGGTAAATTGCCAGGTTCAGATATTACTAATCTATTCATTAGTTTTACTCAATTACCTAAGTTAGGTATTAATCCTAGATCACATTACAATACACCATTAGGAATCTATTCATATCCAGCAGATTATGTGATAGAATCTACTCATGGAAGATATTCTATGGCTACTTTACCTTTTGCTGGTAAACAACCCTATGCTAATATTTTTCAAGGTCGTGGTAATATTGTTCATTTGAATACAATGAGTTTGCAAGATGAATATCGCTACAATGATAAACTTCGTGCTTATGCAAAACGATTGCCAGCTGTAGATTTTACTAAGCATTATGCTCCTCCCGGCAAAGATTGGCCTGACATAGTAGACAACACAATCAATGCCGCAGTTGACTATGCAAGAGAGCGTATGTTACCCGGTGGCAGATTATGGTACACAACTTGGAAATTAAGTGGCTATATAGAGACATATCTAAAAAAACCTGCATCACTAGCATGGAATGAATTATTCAGACAGGCATTAGGTATTGACGGTTGTGTTGATACGGGTAAAGGAATTATACATCCTAGTGAACCCACACAGGCTGTATTTTTTAGTTTGGGTGCGACTAAACTCATTTCTACTGTTCAAAACAAATATAGTCCTGAGCAAATGTCAGCCGGCGAAGACCGTGGTGTAAAGATGAAGGAGCAATTAGAAAGATTGCGAGATGCACTAGAAGAGAAAGATTATGGAACAATAGTGTGGCAAATACTTCAACGTAGTGTCATTGATGGTGAAAATTTTGATAGTAAGTATTTACTGAAGTATATACCCAAAGATGTTAGATATTTGCTGTATAAAGATTATAAATCAGGGCTAGCACTTGATTTGGGTGAAAAATTAAAAGCAGATGAATTTTTATATGCTGTATCTGAAGACCCCAAAATTTTATACTACGGGGCACTTCAACAACATGAAAAACTTATATTTGATAATCTAGATGCAATAATGAAGATATTACAGGACTTCAAGAGTAATGTCGGTAAAGGTAAGTTAGAAACAGCATTAAAAAGAATCTATATAAGTGATATTAGAGATATAGCTAAAATGCTATTCAGAAAATTTCCAAAAGACGATCCTGAATTTTTAAAGGGATTGATTGATTTATATCCAGGTGTATACGAATCTTTCTATAATAATTGGGGTCTTGAAGGTGGAAGAAAATACATTTATCAATATGCTTTGAAGAAAATGAAGGAAGATCCAACGAATTTTGATCAAGATGACATTGATAACTTACTAGGTATTATTGAATCTTTAAATTATCAAGAATATTTGGATAAGGAACGCAAGGCCAAATAATATGAAAACAATAGAAATAATTGAAGCCCGTAAGTATCCTGAACTTAATCCTAAAGTTTCAATAAATCAATACATACGTCAAGCATATGATGCCGCCGCACAATTGCCTAATACTAATTTGAAAAATCTTTTCGTAAGTTTTGTAGCAGTGCCCAAATTAGGAATAAATCCACGATCAAAGTTTAATACACCATTAGGAATTTATGCCTATCCAGCAGGTTATGTTATGGTAAGGGCCGGCGATGATAAAGTAATGCGATATTCGTTACCTTATGCCGGCGAACAACCATATGCTGCTGTTTTCAGTGCTGGTGGTAATATTATTGATATTAGACGAATGACTACTAATGATGAAGAACTTTATTATGATAAACTAAGAGAGGTAGCAAAACGATTACCAAAAATAAATTCTGATATATACATACCGAACGGAATAGCAAAAGATTGGCTTAGTATACTTGAGCTATGTATAAAATTAGCACCAGAAAGAGCCAAATTTAAAAATCTTCCAGGTGGAAGATTATGGTATGTAACCTATAGATTTAGTAATTATTATGGTCCAAATTATGGACAAAATCCTATAGTTTCCTGGAACAAATTGTTTAGATCAATAGGTATAGATGGTGTAGTAGATGAAGGTGCTGGCATAATACATGAAGCAGAACCAGTACAGGCTGTATTTTTTAGTTTGGCACCATTACGTGTATTAGGTATTGTAGATAACAAATACAGTCCAGAAACAATTAAAACGCAACAACAAAGAGGGGTAGATACTCAACAAATATTAGCCTCACTTAAACGTGATATAGCAATTGCGTTAAAAAATGATGATGTTGAAATATTAAAACCATATTTGATGCGTGACACATTAAACCTTAATGGTTGGGATTGGGAAATACTTTTTAGGTATATTCCACAAAAATTGCGTTACAAGTTATATGCTGATCCTAGTAAACGTTATAATAAAATGTTTTGGGCTAGTGGGAAAAATTTAGACCCAGATGAGTTTGAGGCTGCAATGAAAAATAATTTATCAACACTAATACATATAAAGACTAGGGAACCCAAGAATATAGAGTTTATTAGACAAAATAAAGATAAGGTTCTTGATGCACTAAAATCAGCAACTACAGCAGAGTTAAAGGATGTGCCAGGATATTTTTCTGATTCTATGCTTAGTATATTACCTTGGGATAATCCAGAATATCTGAAATATTTGGTTTATCTTGATAAAAATTTACCTAAGGAAGATAGATTCATAAATCTTGTTAAGAATTCACCAAACAAAAAGAAAATTTTTGCGGCATATAAAAGCTTATCTGATTGGCTGAATTAAATTCGGTAAACAAAATCTTTATTTCTCCTTCATAGTTTTGTATAATTACTGAATGAAAAAATGCACTATTGTTATCCTTGATGAAGTAAACTGCAAGATCACTGACCTAGAACTAAGAGAAAGAAAAGCACTGGTTAAAATGTTTGAATACGAGAAGCCAGGTGCTAGGTATTTGCCGAGTGTCCGATTAGGTAGATGGAACGGCAAAACCAGCTACTTTAGTTTAGGTGGTCAAACATACGTCAATTTACTTACCGAAATCATCCCACTACTAGATCAAGCTGGATATGAAATTGAACTTGATGATCGTAGAAAACACGATACAAGTTTCAACTTTGATTTGGTAAATATAGATAGCTTTAAAGATAAAGTCTGGCCCAAAAAACATCCACAAGAAGGTCAATCCATACAACTTAGAGACTATCAAGTTGATATCATCAACACACTATTAGTAAATACACAATCAATGACCGTTGCTGCAACTGGTTCAGGTAAAACAATCGTTACAGCAGCACTAAGCTATAGTGTAGAAAAGTATGGTAGAACAATTGTTATTGTTCCTAACCAAAGCCTAGTAACACAAACAGAACAAGACTATATAAATTTGGGTTTAGATGTTGGTGTATTTTTTGGCAATAGAAAAGAATACAACAAACAACATACTATTTGTACTTGGCAAAGCTTAAACTCACTTAAGAAAATAGGCAAAGAAAAAGAACTGGAAATCTCAATCTATGACTTTATCCAAGATGTGGTATGCGTTATAGTTGATGAAGCACATGGTATCAAAGCTGAAGCACTTAAGACATTGTTGATCAATGAAATGGCTAATATTCCAATTCGTTGGGCAATAACAGGTACATTACCAAAAGATGAATTCAGCAAAAAAGCATTAGAAATAAGTATTGGACCTTCTATTGGTAAAATAGATGCTAAAGATTTGCAGGATAAAGGTGTACTTAGTAATTGCAATATCAATGTCTTTCAGTTGCAAGATAAAGTTGAATATAAGGACTATCAAAGTGAATTGAAATTTTTGACAACCAACCTTGATAGACTTAAATACATTAGTAAGCTTGTAATAGATTTTCCAAACAACACATTGATTTTGATTGACCGGTTAGAAGCCGGAACGATATTGGAAGAATTATTATCTGATTTGGCAAACACTAAACAGCCCAAACCAGAAATAGTATTCCTTTCAGGTAGCACTAAACTTAATGAACGAAAAGAAGAATATGAAAGTGTTACCAGTACCAGTAATAAAATTATCATTGCTACCTATGGCATTGCTGCTGTAGGCATTAATATAGTAAACTTACACAATGTAGTATTGATTGAACCAGGTAAATCGTTCATCAGAACTATTCAAAGCATAGGGAGAGGCTTACGTAAAGGTAACGATAAAGATCACGTAGAAATTTACGACATCACAAGTTCTTGTAAGTTTTCAAAGCGGCATCTTTCTGCTAGAAAACAATACTATAACGAAGCTAGATATCCACACACAACCAAAAAACTAGAGTACAAATAATTATGAACATATTACTGCTTTCAAATGAAAAATACAACCTAGAAAATCTACCCGACGAAGTAGATGACATTAGGTTCGCTATATTAGACAACAGCAACCAACAGAATGTAGACTACTTTTTTATCCCACTTATATTCTTAGAAAGTTTTAGTTCTCCTGCATTGGTGTTAAAGATAGGAGATGCTACAATTAAAATGCCAGTAGATTGGCAAATTGTAATTGGTGAAAAAGATCACGGTGACTTAGAAGCACTTCCATTAACTAGTTTAAATGATCGCGGATTCAGTGCCTTTTCCTTTAATCCATTATCATCATTTCTCCCAGAATTCTTGCCCATTGAAATCGTAGACATTTATCATGATGTAACATGGTACAGCCCTAGATTGAAAAATGGGCAATATCTTTGTGTACCAATTGATGAAGGTGAAAAGCCAAGATGCGTTTATTTTATTAAAGAAGTAAGCCGCAGTTGTGAAGTAATTGATTACAGTAAAGCTTTTTGAATATGAACACAGACTTTGATTTGTTTGATGCACTTACTGCATTGGATAAAAAAGATTATGGTTATTACAGTAGACTTTCAGAAGAACAAAAACGAAAATTTGTACCCTTCATGTTGGTGCAATGGTTCAGTGCAGTAAAAGGCAATAGTGACCTACAAAGGTATTATTTGTCTAGTACTGATTACCATGCTAACAAACATATGTTCAATGAAACGGTACAAAAACATCCTGAACTAGTATGGTTGATGTTATGTGCCGCTAGTCCAAATATGGGAAAACAATTTCATCAGTATATTCCCAACATCAGTGCAAGTGTAGCAAAACTCAAGACTTCACCTAAACACAAAGATATTGTTGAATACTATAGTAAAATCTATAAAAATGCTGACAAAGAAACAATCAAGGCAGTAGCCACAGCGTTTGTAGAAGAACACAAAACAAAAAAATACTTAGCCGATGTTTATCCTAACTTAAAACTTGAAGACATCGAAACCTTATCTAAACTTATCACACAAGAAGATATAGATGATTATGAAAGACAAAGAGGAAACGGTTAATGAAGAATCCACTTGTGAGTTCTGTAATAAAACCTTCAAGCGTTTCTCCTCTATAGTAAAACATTCATGTGAACAAAAAAGAAGATGGCTAGATAAAGACAAGCAACCAAATCGTATTGGGTTTCAAACTTGGCTAGTGTTTTACAAGAAAAATTCAGCCGCAAAGAAAACAAAAACATATCAAGACTTTATACAAAGCGCATATTATTCAGCGTTTGTTAAGTTTGGACATTATTGTGTTGAAGCCAATGTAATCAATGTTGTAAAGTATGCTGAATGGTTGGTAAACAACAACATTAGATTAGATATTTGGAATACAGATACAAATTACAATAAGTTTTTGATTGAATTTCTTCGTAACGAAGATCCATTTGATGCCTTATATCGTAGTGTAGAGACAACTATGGATATTGCTAAAAATGAAAATATCAAGCACAATGATATTTTTAGATATAGCAACAAAAACAGATTATGTCATAAAATAACCACAGGTAAGATCAGTCCATGGATGTTGTATCATAGTGAAAGTGGTACAAAATTTCTTGAGTCATTAGATGAAACACAAGTAAGAATGGTTCTTGATTATATTAATCCAGAATTATGGGCGATCAAGTTCATCAAGAATTCCGACTTTGTAAAATCTATTAAAGATATACTGAAGCAAGGTGGATATTGAATGGCATTGCAGGAACAATGGTATTTTGAAAATGAAAAGTTGGGTTGGTATAAATTTATCAAACCTGTTACTTTTCCTCTGTATGATGAAATGCTAGAATTTATAGAACAGAATGTTGAAAACCCGTATCGTCATTGTAGATGGAATATTAGGTTAAATGATGAAAAACTTATAACATTTGTGTCGGCTTTCAAGTTTAGATATGAACGAGATTATATAAATTTTGTATTGAGGTTTTCGTAACATGGAGAATAAATTTTATCTAAAATTAGATGGTAGGCATACTGGTTATAACCACTTCAAATATTTGGTTAACGCAAGAACCTGTTATCTAGATAAATTCACAAACAAATATCAACGTACACAGTTGTTTTATGAATTTAAAAGTTTTTGCACCGATACATTCGGTCATAGCAAAGATTTAGTTGATTGGTTGGCTGATATTGATTTTGATTTTTCAACCGATTCATGGTTTGTAAAAGAAAATGCTTATGTTCATAATGAGCATTGGTCTTATTTACAAGATGGAAACCGAGAGGCAATCTATTTGCGTACTGACGAAGATTTATCAACTTTTTTGTTGAGATTTAAGTAGTTTGATATTGTGTTGGATTCAATGTATCTTCGGAACTGATAGGATCACTGAGTACTACTT